CTCTTCCGTGATTGTCAGATCATTCCCGTCGCTTCTCGGAATGTTTACGTTGCCGAGGTGGGGAGTGAGTCCTCCAGCCACTACGAGAGTCAGTCAGATTGGGACCCTGCCGTGCGGCGTGCTATCGCCAAGGCGGGTCAGGACGACTTCGAGATTGGCAGGTGGTATGATGACGACATTGAGAGGGATGAGCGCAACAATCAGCAGGCAGACACCTACGCTTACATCATTGGCGACGCTGCTGATGATCTGCGGGCCGGCGTCCTGAGCCACGTTGACCACCAAGGGAGCGAGAGTGCTGTCACTCTTCCGCCTCCTGGTCTTGATGGTGACGTTGTCCGCAAGTTGCCTGCCATTCCGCCGGCGCCTACTGGCCCTGCCACATCCAAGCCCAAGCGCAAGGTGAGTTTTACCGAACAACCCCGTTCCTTGCCTATCCGCGCTGCTTTGGAAAGTGCCAGGTCACAAGGCTGGGAGGTGCCGATTTCTGACCCTGCGACGAAACGCACCGTGTGTGTCCCTTTCGGCCACGCACAAGACATCTTTGACACCAAGTCGGTGGAGGAGTTGCTCGTCGCGGAGCGTCAGCCGGGCGTGTTTGAGAATGAGGAGGGTTACGACGATTCCGAGTTCACGGACAAGGAGGTCGCGCAGCTTGTCAACGATTTCCTTGAGGACGATGACATCGCTGCCCTCTACTGGCTCAAACACGTTAACCCTTTGAGGGTTTACGACACACCAAGTTTTGCCGTGTTCCGTGATTACGTCCAGTCCACTAACATCAAGTGGAGAGACACGGCGACCGTGTGGGGAGACCACGTCAAGCGCGTCGGAGAGACGCAATTGACTCGCCCCGCCGCTTGGAGTGTCGCCGATATTGACGTGCGCCCCGGAGGAAGCAAGAACAAGTTCCCAATCGGCATGAATAAAGAGGTTCGCGCCAAACTCGACGAAGTGTCCAGCAGGCATGGCATTTCGATCCAGGACGGGTATAAGTTGCCGCCAGGCACTGACGACGCTGTCGCCGCGTCACTTCGCGGCCAGCTTCGCCGCACTTGGCCGGTCAACATGAGCGACGGGATTCGCATCCGAGCGATGGAGACGTGTATCGCAGACGCCATTGGCGCTCCGCGGACAGAGATCCGTCCTCTCGAGCAGTCGTTGCATGACCGTGTGCTGAGTGTCTACTCTTCTCTGGATAAGACCAAGTCGGCAGGGTGGAGTGCTCGCTTCATTGCGGGCCCGAAAGGTGCTTGGAAAGACAAGGAGGCCTTGTTGTCTCACATTGTTCGGTGCCGTCTGCTGTTGCGCCTCGTCTGGGGCAGTGACAGGATGGCACACATGTCACCTTCCACTATGGTGAAGCTTGGGCTCGTTGATCCGAAGGAGTTGTTCCCCAAGGATGAGGCTCACGGACCGGAGAAGGCCGCAAACAACCGTTGGCGGCTCATCTGGGATGTTTCACTCATTGACACTTGCTGCCAGGGGATTTCCCACTCCCGTGCCAACCATGACCAGATTGACTGCTACGCGCGCTCTCCGAGCACCCAGCAGATCGGTCTTGGCATGGGACATCATGACGCTGGCATTGAGGCCACCGGAAAGGTCCTCGAGCGCATTTCTTGCGCTGGGACTGTCCCGGTGTATGTCAGCGACGCAAGCGGCTACGACATGTCCGTCACGCGTGACGCGATGGCCGTTGATGTTTGGGACCGCATTTTGCGCCTTGTCATTCACCGTGGCGAGGACGGCGAGCGTCCCATGGCAACGGAGACCGCCAGCGAGTATCTGTGCTTGGAGAAAGAGCTCCTTCTCTGTGAGTTTTATGCCATGTCTTGGCATGTCGTCACCGTCGGCCGAGAGCTGTTGGAGATGCATGTGGCAGGCAAGACACCCTCAGGAATTCTCTCCACGGGGGCGTTGGGCAGCAAAGTTCGCAGGAATTCCGTGAAGGTGGCCGGTGCTCTTGACGTTGTCGTCGTCTCCGATGATAATGTTACACGCGGCCAGCCCTCCACGGCGGTCTTGGATCAATACGGCACCATTACCAAGTTTTTGCACCAGGTCGACCCTGGCCAACCCATCACGTTTACCTCGCACCTCTACCAGCGCCACGCAGATGGCACATGGACGTGCAGGTATGACAACTTGGATAAGATGATCAGCAACTTGCTTTTGAAGCTGAAAATCAACAAGGACGGCGAGCCCGTGAAGCCAGCTGACGAGGTCATGGCAGGTCACAGGTTTGCGTTGAGGAACACCAAGGACTATTTGGAGTTCTATGATGATTTGCTGGCATCTTTCGGATGGGGCATTCCGGACATGCTTGAGACGACGGAAGGCTTGGTGTGAGTTGG